CGATTAGCGTATCAGCCCCTGGACGATCAATTGGTGCTGCTCCATCTGGAGTGTACGGTGCTGTTCAGGAAATAGGTCACAGTGCAATCTATGCTCCAGTTAGTGCTCAGTTATATTGCAGACCAGACCACACAGAGAGGAAGTTCTTTGCTGACTGGCAAGATGGCATCATAGGTCCTGCTAGGCTATTTGGAGCTGGTTCAGATGCATCGTTTGATGTTGGTTACTACAAAGACTATGTAAAAGACGTAACCATCAAACAGTACAATGAGCAGGGTGATAAAGAAAACGAGATCAAGCTGATTGAAGCATATCCGCGAACACTAGGTGAACTCAACTACACCTACCAATCAAATGAACTACTAACATTTACAGTATCTTTACAATATCGATATTATCAAGAACAATTCTGAGAAATAAATTATGGCACTTCCAATATTAAACACCCCCGAATTTGAAACTACTATTCCATCTACAAATCAGAAGATCAGTTTCCGTCCTTTCTTAGTAAAGGAAGAAAAAATACTGTTCATGGCATTGCAAGGCAATGATCCTTCAGAGATGTCTACAGCAGTACAGAGAGTGTTACAAAGCTGTATTACAACTCCTGGTGTCGATGTTAACTCATTTGCTACATTTGATCTCGAGTATTTGTTCTTGAAGTTGAGAGCAAAGTCAGTGGGTGAAGTGATCGATCTTAGACTTAAACATAGTCAAGGTGAGTGTAATCATGTACATCAACATGCTCTTAACATAGAAGACATTGAGGTTACCTTTCCAGATGATCTGGACAATAAGATACAGATAACAGATCAGGTTGGAATCGTATTAAAGTATCCATCAGTACAACTAGCTGCCATGATACCAGCTGGAAACGATATGGAATCATTGATGGATATGGTAGCTGGTTGCGTTGATATGGTATACGACAGCGACAATGTATATGAGGACTTCTCAAAGGAAGAGATAAAGACCTTTCTTGAGAGTCTAAATGGAACACAATTTGCTAAGATTAGAGACTTTTTTAAAAGAGTACCTAAGCTATCACATAGTATTGAATGGACATGTCCAAAGTGTGAACAGTCAGAGAAGATTCACTTGGAGGGACTGGCTAGTTTTTTTATGTAGCGCTCGGGTATGATAGCCTTATGAATCATTATAGGGTTAACTTTGCACTAATGCAGTACCACAAATATACTCTGAGCGATCTTGAAATGATGGTACCATTTGAGAGACAAATCTACGTTGCTATGCTTATCGAACATCTGGAACAAGAACGACAAAGACTAGAGAACAAACAATGAGCGACGAAACAGCACGACAAATAGAGTACCTCATCGAAGTTACTCAACAGGACATTCAGATAAAGGCTAGTTTGCTTGCTGATGTTGTTGAGGGCGAAGTACTTGTCAGTGAGATGCTGCAAGATATTAAACTTGATGTAGCTGATATCAAAGAAGGCTTGTTTCAATTCTTCAACGACGAGCAAGCTAGATTTAAGATTCAACAAGATCAATATGACGAGGTATACTTTAGAACATTAGAGGCGTTAAGAGAACGTTCTGGCACTCCAACTCAAGGTCAAGGAGGAGTAGGAGGTGCTGGTGGAGATGCAGGTGATGGTGGTGCAGGTGGTGCTGGTGCTGGAGCAGTAGCTGGAGCAATAGCTGGCGGTGCAGCGGCTGGGTTTGCTGGAAGGACAGCAAATCTTCTTTTAAGAAGGATACCTCAGTTAGCCATAGTTGCAGGAGCAATAGCAGCCGGTGTCGATTACTTTGCAGAGTTTGAGGAGCAACTGGCAAGTCTTAAAGCGGAGGGTATAGATCCAGAGACAGCAATGACAGAGGCTGCTACACAAGCAGCTGGTAAACTTACCGCTGACATCACAGATTTATTTATTGAACAAATTGGAAATTTAGGACTGGATCTTTTAGCTGACGAGCTTGGAATGACACCTGCGCAGGTAGCTGAGTTTAGAGAAAGTATTGGCGAGCTCGACGGCTACTTGAGCACTGCAATGATTGGATTGGTAGACAGAATGGTCTCATTCTTTGGTGATGAAACTTCTATTGCTCAAGAACGCCAAACCGCTGATGAGATTGCAGATATAAAAGAGCAGACCGCTGATGATCTATCTGACGTAGAAGAAAACCTTGCAGAAGCAAAGAAAAGAGAAGCCCGTTTAGCCGAGATAGAAGAAGAGCTTGACACGGCTAGTGGCATGGAAAGATTAGGTCTTGTAGCAGAAAAAGCTAAACTTCAATTGTACAACAAAACATTTGGAACTTCTGAAGAGCTAGAGCAACAAGCTCAAGAAATAGCAACAACCGGAGAGGAGCAAGTTCAGGATGTAGCAAGAAGTGGCCAGCTATCTCAGGCTGGGTTCGCAGCCGAGCAAGATTTAGGGCAGCTTGACACGGCACAGCAACAACAATTTAGGACCGAAGTTCCCTCAAGTGAAAAGGAAGAATGGTTAAAAGAGAACACAGATCCACTTCTCTTATCCGCATCTGAATCAGGAGCCATTAAAGTTCAATTGCTTGAACTACAAACCGGTCAAGGACAATTGGCTCGAGCAGGAGCCATAGCGATAACTGGACATCCTGTAGAAATTGAGGATCTCAAGGCATTAGAAAATCTTTCTGCTGATCAGCTGGAAGCTATACTTATTAATGACGACATTCTGCTTCGAAGTCGTTTAAAAGGTGGTGCGCTTGATAATGGTACTAGAAAGATAGTTGAGTACTTGTACAGAGTTAACAGCGGGCAGATTGTTGCTGAGTCAAGCACCCCAAACCTTACTTCTGCGCAGACAGATGAAGTTCAACAATTGGATCTAGGTGGTACAATAGAACCTGGCCAGGCAGCTATTGTTGGAGAGAAAGGACCAGAGCTAGTGTTGGGCCCAGCTGAGGTAGTAGGAAGAGAGGACACTGGGGCATTGTTGTCAGGATCCAGTCCTATGCTAGCAGGGGCATTAGCAGCTCAAGTAAATCAGACAACTGTACAGCAACCAATTCCAGTAATAGTAACTAATGTTGAAACTGCTGCGTTAAGTATCACTCCATCTCCAACTATATCAGCTGCAGTACCAGTAAGTGAAATGTCTAGCAACATGCTTGCTATGTCATCAGCACCTGTTATTATATCTTCCACACAAGGTGGTTCTACTGTGACTAATATGGTTAACAATAGCTCTACTAATGTAATAGGAGGAGGTGCCCCAGCCCGTTCATCTGACGTAGGGCATCGTAGACTTCAAGACAGGATGCAGGGCGTAGTATAAAAAAAGGGCCTTTCGGCCCTTCGATCAGTCGTCTTAAGCTAAACCAAGTTCCTTTTGCTTAGCTGGCCAAGCAATAACATCTTTGCCATCAATGACAAAGTGATACTCAGGGTATTGATCCTTATAGTCAAATATAATATTTTCAATACGGTGAATCGTTATCTTGCCCTTCTTCGTTACGAATCTAAAAGTAGATTGAACTTTGTGGAATTCAGCTATTCGAGATTGAATTCCCTTACCGGCTACCTTTTGAGCAACCTTTGTGGGCACGCCTCTATTTCCAGCCTCAAAACATAAATCTATCAATCGACTAAGACCGTTCGGTCGACCTTTTCTACTTTTCTTTTTTCGCATTGTAATCCTCCTAGTCGTCTTGAGCTAACTTTTCAAAGAAAGACATTCCATCGTCATCATCTTCGTCTGTGGACCAGGGTAGGTCATCAGCGTCTGCCGTAGCTGCTACAGGAGCCGGAGCTGCCTTTGCAGGAGCAGGAGCTGGTTCAGCTTCCTCTACAGTAGCACTTCGGTTACTAGTATCAGCGTCGATACCAAGTACACGGTTCAGCTTAGCCTGTAGTTCCTCATACGACTTGAAGTTAGATGGGTCAGTAAACTCAGCAAGAGGAGTCTGTGACTTCCAGATTGCTTCCAACGCATCGTCCTCAGCAAGAGGCTCAGGTGAGTCGAACTCGCTCTTGTCGTAGTTACGGTATCCTTCTACCTGTCGGATCTTCAGCTTGAAGTTAGCACCTTCCCAGAAGTCAAATGGGTTTACTGGTTGCTCGTCTTCGAACTGAGGATTCATCAGATCATTGATCTTGTCCCAGATACGCTTACCGTACTTGTACAAGAACACCTTTCCGTTGTTATCAGGATTGGAAGGATCGTTGATCACCTGAATGTTAGAGATGTAGTTAAGACGTCGCTTCTGCTTACGAGCTTGGTCTTTGTTAGCATCGATCCCACTGTTCCACAACATAGAGTTGTATTCCGAGACAGGAT